TCCTATTGCTGCTAGGTTGCCGGGAGCTAGTGCGCTTCCGACTGCTACGGCTTCGCCCAACATGGTTATTGCTAGAATGGCGCGTCTTTTAGACACTCAGTTTGTTGATAAAGATGGTCGTTGGTTAGTTGTGTCACCACATTTCATGGAAGTTTTGATGGATGAAGATTCGCGTCTTTTAAATCAAGATTTTGGTGAATCAGGTGCATTACGCAACGGTCTTGTTCTCAACAATCTTTACGGCTTTCAAGTTTTTGTCTCTAACAATCTACCCTCAATAGGTACTGGTCCCGGAACAAGTGGTACGGCAAACCAGAAATCTAATTATGGGGTTATTGTTGCTGGACATTCATCTTCAGTAGCCACCGCAAGCCAGATTACGAAAACGGAAGCGTATCGTGATCCTGATAGCTTTGCTGATATCGTGCGTGGTATGCACCTTTATGGTCGTAAGATTTTACGTCCAGAGGCAATTGCTACAGCGATCTACAATATAGCATAGAGGAGGTATAGTACAATGGCAACTTTTGATATGACATTAAAATCAACCACTGGCGTAAGTGCTAACTCTATTGCATCTAATCAAGTTACTCGTCCCGGAAGTGCTATGAGAATGGTAGATGCCATTCTTGATATAGATGCTTTAGCTGCAGATGGCTATAGCTGTACAAATGGTGATATTTTCCAACTTCTAGAAATTCCTGCAAATACTTTTGTTTTATTTGCTGGAGCAGAAGTTCTTAAAGCTTTTGACGGTAGCTCCCCAACAGTAGATATTGATTTTGCTGCTGGTGATGATATTGTTGATGGTGGAGATGTTACCTCAACAGGCATACTCGCTGAAGGAACAAACGGTCAGTCCAATGACGTTATTACTGGTGCTGATTCTTTGTTTGAATGTTTCATAACGACCACAGACACAATTGACGTTAAGTTAATTGCTAGTTCTGCTGACGTTACTGAAGGAAGACTGCGAGTATACGCTTGTATAGCTGACGTAAATGGCTATGCAGAGGACGCAGATGAAGTTGATAGAGATCAGCTTGCGTAGTTAATTTTGGTGGGGAGGGGAATATTCTTCTCCCCATCATACTTACATATAGGATAACCGATGGCAAACACTTTTTTAATATACACTAACGATGTTTTAGCAAAAATGAATGAAGTACAATTAACCTCATCTGATTTTAGTAGTTCTCGTGGTGTTCAAACACAAGCAAAAAATGCTGTAAATCAAGCTATCCGTTACATAAACCAAAGAGAATTTACTTGGCCTTTTAATGCTTCTGAGGCTTCAAAAACACTCACAGCAGGAATTACTAGATACTCATTACCTACTTCTACAAAATGGGTTAATTACTCTTCTTTTAGAGTACAAAAAAGTGATACATTAGGAAATGCTACACAACATTTATCTGTTCTAGATTACCATGAATATTTAGATAAGCATATTAATCAAGAAGATGAAGTAGTTAGTACAGCATTAAATGGATCTCATACAGATTCTGTCACTACAATAACAGTAGACTCTACTTCAGGATTTGACTCTACTGGTACAATTGTTGTTGGCACTGAAGAAATTACTTATACAGGAACTAGTTCAACTACTTTTACTGGAGCTACAAGAGGAGCAGGAGGAACTACTGCTGCTGCTCATTCAGATGACGATACTGTAACACAATTTGATGGTGGCAGTATACCTACACATGTCTTTCGTACTCCAGATGATAGATATGGTTTATTTCCCTATCCGAATAAGGCATACACATTGGCCTTTGATTATTATACATTTCCAACATCAGATTTATCTGCTCATGGAGATACAACAACTATTCCTGATAGATTTAAACATATAATTACAGATGGGGCAGTATCTTATATGTATTTATACAGAAGTGAAGTCCCTTTATACGAAAGAAGTTTTGCATTATTTAATGAAGGAATAAAATTTATGCAAACATTATTGATAAACAGATATGATTATATGCGTTCAACATATATTCCTCGTTCAACTAATTCTGCATATACCACATCTTCATCTTTTTAAAGTCAAAGAAAGGAAAATAAAATGACGCAAATACCTCAAGGTAACAATATGTTTTGGGATGTGCAGTCTGTAATTACTGTAGGCTCTAGCGCAGCCCAAACAAATGTTTCAAATTATAACGTAGCTACAGTACACTTAAATGGAGAAGCATATGTTAATTTTAGTAGTTCAAGTACTGCTGCAGTAAGTACAGCAAATGATATCAAACTGGCTGCAGGGCTTCATGCATTAACTGTTCCAAAACAGGTAGGAAATAGTCAATATTTAAATTATGCTCGTGTAGGTGGCACTGATGTAACTATGCGTCTAGTTTTATCGTAAGGAGAACAAAATGGGAATTTTAGCAGGACTTATAAATGAAAATGTTGACAGGCATACCCAAGATATTATAACTCTTACTGCAACGGCTTCAATAACTACAGCCGATCATTCAGGAAGAACGCTTCTTATGGGCGAAGTGGGTGGTGACGCTGCTGCTACATTTACTCTTCCTGCAGCTACAGGAACTGGCAGTGTATTTAAGTTTGTAGTTTCAGTAATTAACACATCTAACTACTTAATCAAGGTAGCAGATGCTACAGATACAATAGATGGACAAATTATAATTACTGATGCAGATGGTACTGCTGCTACTTCTTTTGTAACAGCTTCTGCTTCGGATACAATTACACTTAATGGCACAACTAGCGGTGGGGGTGCAATTGGTGATTATATTGAGTTAATAGATATAGCCTCTAATCAATATTCAGTAAGCGGTATGGTAACTTGTGCAGCAGGTTCAAATATTGCAACTATGTTTAGTGCTACTGTATCTTAATAAATACTACGTGGATTGACAACACGCTAAACTGTTAATACTACATAACCAAGGAAAGGAATACAAAATGGCAAGTTTTAAAATGACACAGGGTATATCTCGTGTACCTGAAGATGTCTTTGTTGAAGATGGAATGACTGTAACTTCAGGCGGTTTAACAGTTACTGCAGGTGGCGTTACAGTTACAGCAGGAACAACTACTCTAGGAGGGTCGTTTGTTCGTGATGTTGTAACACTTACTGCAACGGATGCTATTACTCAAGCAGAACATGCAGGACGTATTTTGCTTATGGGTGAAGTAGGTGGTGATGCTGCCTGTACCTTTACCCTTCCAGCAGCTACAGGTTCTGGTGATGAATATAAGTTTATTGTGTCTGTAGTTAATACCTCTAACTACGTAATTAAAGTTGCAGATGCTACAGATACCATAGATGGTTCAGTAGTTGTAACTAACGATAGTACGGATGGTGGTACGGCTTCTCTTATTTCATGGCCTACTCTAGCTGCTACAGATACTATTACTCTTGATGGTACGACTACTGGTGGTGTAAATATAGGTGATTATGTTTTACTGACCGATATTGCTACAAATCAATATACGGTTAGTGGATTGCTTAATGCTTCTGGAACTGAAGCTACACCATTTAGTGCTTCTGTATCTTAATGAAAGATAGTAATGCTGCTGTTGCAAAATGTGGCAATGAAAATTGTAAATGTATAAATTGCACATGTGAGAATTGTCAATGTTCTATTGAAAACCCTTGTGGATGTAGTGAAGGTAAAAATGAATGGCGTTAAGATTAAAAAATGCAGCAGCAGCATTATCTAGCACTAATCTTACCTCTATATATACTTGCCCTACAAACTTTACGGCAAGAATAAAAGAGGTATGGGTAACAAATGTAGACGGTTCAAGTGCAGCTAATATAACATTAAAATGGACAGATACTTCTGCAAGTGCTACGTATGATTTACTTAGTACTTTTAGTGTAGCTGCAGATAACTATCTACAACTTTCTGATGCAAATATTATTTTAGAAGCAGGAGATATTTTTAAAGCACAAGCTTCTGCTGCAGATGATCTTACAGTATCATTATTTATTGAAGAAGAACTAAATGTTACAGGATAAATTTTAATGCCAGATACTTCAAGTATATCTCCAGTTACAGTTTCTTTAGGTGGTGGTCTTATTTTAGATAAGGACGACTTTTCTATTCCTCCCGGAGCAGCAGTAACTCTTCAAAACTTTGAACCAAGTATAAAAGGTGGGTACAGACGACTTACAGGAAGTAGTAAGTTTGATAGTAATCAAGTAAATGGTACAAGTGCAGTTTTAGGAGTTAAAGTATTTAATAGCGGCGTATTAGCAGCTTCAGGTAATTTGCTAAAGTTTAGCACAGGAAGTGGTTGGTCTTCTAGTATTGCTACAAGAACTTCTGCTGGTCGTTATAAATTTGATAATTTTAATTTTACTAATGCTGAAAAAATAGTAATGGTAGATGATGTAAATCAAGCTGCTACCTATGATGGTTCTACATATACTTTACTA